GACATCCTCGGACTGGGGCATTGGACGGTCACGGTAGGAGCTGGCGCTCCGCCTGACGATTCCTGGGCTGACGTAGAAGTCAGCACGAACCTGTACAACGCCACCATCCGCTTCTCTCCAGATCTCTGGAAGCAGAAGAAGGACGAGATCCGACGGGTGGTAGCGCACGAACTGATCCACCTACACCAGGCAGGGGTGGAGCGCCTTGTTGAGGCGTTGGAGGAGTCGCTGGGATCAGCGGCCCATAGCATCCTCAGCCATGTATGGGATGTTGAAACGGAGCGAGCGGCTGACTCGCTTTCCGTACCTTTGGCTCGGTTGCTACCGATGCCGAGCATAGGAGAAGACTAATGGCAAAGAAGAAGGAAATGAATCGTACCTCTGGCGTCGCTGGGCGTAAGCTTGGTCGTTCTGAGGCAATCGGCTTTAAGCTCAAGGCAGGGATGCCACTTACTGGCTCCGCCTCTGGAGTCAAGAGCATTAGCCTCAAGGACGCTGGTGAGGTGCTGACCTCGGGTATCGTTACCCTTGGGAAGAAAGGTCTTCAGGCGGACCCCATGGCCCTTGCCATGGCCCTGCCAGTTGGTAAGGCATTCGGCGTACTGGGAAAAATTTCAGGGGTTGCTGGTAAGGTTTCGAGGATTGCGCCAGCGTCCGTCCGAATTTCAGGGGCTGCGGGACGTGTTGTTCGTGGTGCCGCTCGTCGCGGTCAGGCTGCGGAAACTGCCATTCAACTTGGCAAGGGTCTTAAGGAGACTGGTGGCTATGCAAAGGGCAGTGCCAATGTAGCAGGGCGTTCGGCTACACAAACATATGCTGCTGGAAAGTTTAGCAATGCAGAAACAGTATTTGATGGCGTAAAATACACAGCACCAACACGATATGGTTCAAACGAGGCATTGAAGTCTGCTGGCAAGTCTACTGCCTATGATCTAGCGCAACTTGGTGAAGCACGAGTCAAAAAGGGTGGGCAGATGATTTATGATGCAACCAAGACATTGGCGAAGACAACTAACCGAGTAGAAGGCGGGACCCGTGAGGCAGCCGCCGAGATTCGCCGACGACTCGCTGCACTTAAGAGTGGAAGGACGGCGAAGTAATGCCAATGGTCGGAGGGAAGAAGTTCCCATACACAAAGGCTGGTAAGGCTGCGGCAGCTAAAGCAGCGGGCAAAAAGGCATCTGGCCTAGTGGAGCCAAGGCCACCAAAGCCACCACGGGAAGACGTATACGGTAAGCCAGACCGAGATTTCTTTGACGTTTACCCAGCTCCAAAGCCTAAGCTTAAGACAGAGCGCCGTCCAGTACCTAAGCCTAAGCCAGAGCGCCGTCCAGTCGACGAGCGTGGCGTTTTTCGACGAAGGGGATAAGTAATGCCAGCAAAAGCAGGTCTGTACGCCAACATCCACGCCAAGCGTAAGCGCATCGAAGCTGGCTCTGGCGAGAAGATGCGTAAGCCTGGTAGCAAGGGCGCCCCTACCGCCAAGGCATTCAAGCAGTCTGCCAAGACCGCGAAGGGAAAGTAGTCCTTGTCCCGCTTTACCTCAACCAAGGTAATCAACACCCGCTGGCGAAACAATGATTTCGTCGGCGCGGCTGGTTCTACCCACACGTTCCCAGATGCGTTCCATGAGGAGTTCCTTGTGGACTGGGCGTTGCAGATCTCCGATGGTTCGGTAGTCATTACCGAAACCCCGACGACTGGGGTTATCCAGATGTCTAGCCTTACGGTTGGTGACATTACTCTTACTGGTACTGCCCTTGGATTCCCTGGTGCGCCAACGATTATTGGCACAACGCCAATCAGCGTTGCAACCGCCGCTGGCACCTCAACCATTAGCCTTAACGCCAACTACTCTACGGCCAGCCACCTTCACGATGGCACGTACCAGCCGTTCGGTACCTACATCACCTCCATCACTGGTGCCGCCCCAATCACCGCCTCTGGCACCACGGCCATCACGGTCGGCATTGACCAGAGCGCGATCACTGGGGCCACCGCCGCTACCAACGCACAGGTCGTCCGCTTCTTCGTCAAGAACACGACTGGTACCACGATTCCGAAGGGTTCTGCGGTGTATGTGTCTGGCGCGACTGGCGACAATGCGCTGATCTCTCTTGCCTCCGCAACATCCGAGGCATCTTCCTCTAAGACGCTTGGCATTACCGCCGAAGCGATTGCAACGGATGCATTTGGGTACGTCATTGAGGCTGGGTATCTCACCGACATCGATACCTCTGCAACCACCGCTGGTGCAGCCGTCTGGCTAGGGAATACTCCTGGCTCGCTGGTATTCGTAACCCCGCCAGCAGAGCCAAGCCACGCAGTATACCTTGGTGTTGTGGTCCGAGTTCAATCAAACAACGGATCTATTCTTGTCAAGGTACAAAACGGCTACGAACTAGACGAACTCCACGATGTCTCTGCGGCAAGCCCGTCTGATGGGGACATCATTCAATACAAGACCTCAAGCAGCCTCTGGACTAAATCGTCCATTGCCAGTGCTGGCATTGCGGCATCTGTCCACACTCACCCGTACCAGGCCGCTGGAACCTACGTCACCGCCGTCAACGGCACGGCACCGATCACGGCGTCAACCGACACCGCTGGTGTTGTCACTGTTGGACTAAGCGCAAGTTATGCCTCTGACGTCCACACCCACGCTACAAGCAGCATTACAAGCGGAAACTTTGTTGCTACCCTTGCTGCTGGTACTGGCGTCACCGTCACTGGGTCGGATGCCAATGCAGCAGCAAAGACTGTTTCCATTGGCCAAGCGGTTGCGACGAGCAGCGATGTCACGTTTAATAATTTGAATATTAATGGCGATAACTCGCTCTGGATCTGTCGCGCTACTCGTGCATCTGGAACGCAATCGCTGGCAAATAACACGGACACAAAAATTGCATTGGATACCGCAAGCAGCACGGCTACCACTAACTCGTATGACCCTCATTCCTGGTTTAGCGATGCAGATGACAACATCGTTATTGGTCAGTCTGGTGTTTATAACATCCAAGGCGCTGTTGGCTTTGCTGCAAATGCAACTTCTCGTCGCGGTATGGCTCTCCTAGTAAACGGAAGTGTGGTTGCATCAACTCAGGTTGCCGCATCTCCTGCCAACGAAACAAGTTTGTCTATTTCAACAAACCTCTATCTTGACGTGGGCGATACCGTCCAGATGAACGCGCGACAAAACTCTGGTGGCGCACTGAATACATCAACACTTGCTGGCGCATACCCAGTGCTGAGTGTTGCACGGGTGGGTGCGTAATGGATGCTGAACTTGAGGCACTGGACGCAGCAATGGCCGCCGCAGCCGTTCACGGATGGCAGGTAATTTTGCTTGATGTGATTGATGGCGTGTGGACTGCTGACGCAGGAGTGCCGCCATCGTGGGATGAGCCAAAGCAGCGCGCAACTGGCGCAACTCGAACGGACGCTCTGCTCGCGCTGACTGCCGCACTGGAGTCACGTGACTGACCTCGCACCAGTCCTCACGGGCTGCCACGTTTGCCGCAGCCCACTGGTTGAGGCAATCAACAAGAAGATGCGCGACGGAATGTCCGATGTGCAGCTATCGAAGTGGCTTGCAGACGCTGGACACTACATCTCCCGCATCACTCTTGGCAAGCACAAGCGTGATCACCTCACCGAAGACCACGAACACAAGCGAATCTCCGCAGTAAAGCACCTACAGAAGCAGAAGAAGACCATCAAGGCAACGGGCGACCTGGCAATGCTGGTACGAGACTACGTACACAGCGCGGTTCAGGAGGGGGATTTGACCCCAACGCTGGCAGAAGGCCTTCGTGCACAGGAAATGATCGACCGACGCCAGGAAAAGGGCGCAGATCGTGAGGTTGCACTGCAACTTGCGGGCATTCTGGGCGGAGGTGCCACCTACCAGGTCATTGAAGCAACGGAAATCAAGCCATTAGGGGTCGGAGAATCGGAGTCATGATTGCGTTCCGCAGCCTTATTGGTACTTCTAGTCGCAGTAAGCCTTGTTCTTCCAAGAATTGCTTATGCAAACCAGCAGGAAATCTGGTGCGGGGGAACGAATCCGTACACGGGGGAGTGGAAACTATGGGGTCCATTCTGGTGGGCGGACGAACCAGATCCGTGGACGCAGATTTGTCTGCCAAATCGACCGTGGGATCCAGTACCAGTGGAGCCGACCCCATTGCCGAGCGCGAGTGCGGAGCCTAGCCTTGAGCCGACGCCAGAGCCTACACCCAGCGCGACGCCTGAGCCGACGCCAGAGCCTACACCAGAGCCGACTCCGACTCCGACTGAAGAGCCGACGCCAAGCCCAGATCCAACTCCGACTGAAACTCCGCAGCCTACGCCAAGCCCTACCCCAACGGTAGCTCCGAGTGAGCGACCATCACCAACTCCAACGCGAACTCCAGATCCTAGTCCAGAACAAAGCGGAACGCCGACTCCAAGCCCGACTCCAAGCGAAGAAGTCACTCCGAGTCCTGAACCAGTTCCAAGTCCTAGCGTGGCTCCTGAAGGGCCAGCGGACGCAGTAGCCCAGGCGCTTGGGGAGGCAGTCTCAGCACTCACCACATTAGGCAATGATCTCTCGGTCGAGGAGAAGAAGCAGGCTCAACCAGTTGCGGTGGCAATCATCGTAAGCCAGGTAGCTCAAGCAGCAGCGGCTGCTGTCGCAGCCTCCAACACAGGGAGAAAGAAATGATTTCACGCATTATTAACGATCTCGTCGGTGGATCATGGACGATCCTCGGTTTGCTCTTCGCGGTAGTCGTACTGCCAGACGGGGCAACAAAAGACACCATGTCAGCAATCTTCACGGGTCTGACGCTAGTGTGGTTCCTTACTGGACCACTACGCTGGAAGGATTAACGAATGCAATATCGGGTCAAGTCGCAACTCTATTCTGACGCAGAAGCCCAGCAGAAGGGCGCCAAGCAGATCCTTGATGACTGCACATGGTCGTCTTGCGCTGCTGCTGTCTCGTGGGCCTCTGGCTACACGGTAGATTACAGCGCGGCCCAGGGTGTTGCGGCGCAGAAGGCTGCACTCAAGCGCGTCGATAAGCAAGGCGTCAGCGATAACGGCGGCTCCCTTCCAGAGGCAGTCAAGGTCATCGCGCACCTAGGTGGCAAGGCTCGCTACGCAAAAAGTTGGGAAGACGCCGTTGCCGCTGCCAAGGCTGGCGCGGCGTTGATGGTCTGGGTGCAACAGCCTGTGCAATACCCAGCAGGCGTAAAGATCTCGGCGTGGCACGACCGCTGGCACAAGTGGTGGTCGAAGCAGAAGCCAGAGAAGATCAAGCTCGGCTACGGCCACATGACTTCCGCTGGCTGGTGCGAAGATCACGGCTGGCAGTGGGCGTGTCCAACGCGCGATGAGAAGGTCGCTGCGGAGAAGTTCGGCGTACCAGTGACGGAGGCGCAGCTCCGCCAAATCGCCAACAGCAAGGTCAAGGCTGGCAAATTGAAGGCTGACTTCAAGGCGCTCCTCATCGTCACCCACCCAGGCAAGGTTGCCGCTCCAGCGCCAATCGCTGTGCCAGTGGTTGCCCCTGCCCCAGTGGTCGCTCCAGTGGCTGCCACAATCAACGTAGAGGCACCTACGAAGCCCGTAGAGGCTCGAAAAGTAGAATCTGGTACTAAGACACCATCCGAGTTGGATGTTGCAGTAAAAGCCCTGGAAAAGGTCGACTGGGCATCAATCGGAGCGAAGGGTCTGGCTCTGGCAGGAAACGCGGCTGAGGCCGCCAAGAAGGAGAAGACCACCGTGGGTAAGATTGGCGCATGGTTTAAGTACATCGCAGACAACAGCAAGATTGACGAGATGCTGCTTGATGCAGTTCGGACGTTCCTCACCGTGTCGATCTCGGTCGCACTTGGTTTGGGCATCCCGCTCCTGGACATCAACGGCGGCGACTTCCGAACGATCATCAGCGCAGGCTTGGCGTCTGCCCTCCAGATCGTCGTCAAGGCTCTTGACCCTAACTCCACTGAGTACGGCGTCCAGAAGAAGGGCTAATGTCCGACAATTGGGTCTATGTCGGCGGGACATTTGACCTCTTCCACTCAGGGCACATCAATTTCCTTAGCCGATGTGCCGAGTACGGCAAGGTTGTCGTCGCACTAAACACGGATCAGTTTGCCGCTCGGTATAAGCGGCAGCCGATCCTTTCGCTCGCCGAACGTTACGACGCGGTTGAGGCGTGTAGATTCGTAGACAAGGTTTTTGTCAACATCGGGAACGAAGACAGTTGGATCACCATCAACACGATGCCAGTTGACTGCAAGATCAAGTACATTGCCCACGGCGATGACTGGACTGGAGAGAGCCTTTTGAAGCAGTTGAACGTCAGCCAGCCGTGGCTGGATGAGAAGGGCATTGAGATGCTCTACATCCCGTACACCGAGGGCATCTCTACCAGCGAGATCATTAGGAGAATTAAGGGTTGAAGCTCGCGGTCATCATGACCATGTACGGTCGACACGAGAATACCTATCCGCTCATTGAGCGAGTCCTAACCTCTAGCAAGATTCCAGATGAGATTTGGATTATGTGCGAAGGGCAAGATGACTTTGACGTTGCGAGCGCGGCCCTAGACAAACTCTGGCGCGTGAACGTGACCCCCATCCTCTTGCCAACGCCACGAGATGGTAACCGATATGCGGTTATCCCATACTCCAACAAGATTAACTACGTACTGGACAGGACGAAGGCGGATGCCATTGTCTATGTGGACAATGGCTCCATGCCCTCAGAGACCAAGTTTGAGGTCATGCTCAAGGCTCTACTTGACAACCCCGATTGGGGCGCTGTATACTGTACGCAACAGCGTACAGGGTACCGAGAAGAAACCAATGGAGCAGACCGCATCATTCCTGATGGGTACGGAATTCTGAACTACACCCAGGTGATGCACCGCCCAACAACCGCCCGATGGACAACGGACATGGGCAAGGCAAACCCAGACCTTGCAGACGCAATCTTCTGGCGTGACCTTGGTGGACCATTCCACCCAGTTGATGGCCAAGTTGTCCACGATACCCACCACATGAATTCGGCTGCTGCCGAAGGAGTTATCTGATGCCCAAGAGTGCTGCATGGCAACGCAAGGAAGGCAAGAATCCGCAGGGCGGACTCAATGCCAAGGGTCGCGCGTCCTACAAGGCGCAGACTGGCGGCACACTGAAGGCTCCTGTCAAGAGTGGGGACAATCCCCGACGAGCTTCATTCCTCGCCCGCATGGGCGGTATGCCTGGTCCAGAGCGTGATTCGAAAGGTCGACCGACGCGCTTGCTCCTTAGCCTTCAGGCTTGGGGCGCCAGCAGCAAGACGGATGCCCGTGCAAAGGCAGCCGCGATCAGCAAGCGCAACAAGGCTTGAAGCAACTAGCCAATGAGGTTGCGGTCGATCTGGCTCGTGGTCGCTCTGACATCGAGTTCTTTGCTCGCAGGTGGCTTGGCATCCAGGGAAATCCTGGACAGGTTGCATGGTGGAAGTCCTGCTCCGAGCGCGATGAATCTGGGTATCGACCGAAATACATCACAACAGTCGTATCCGCTGGCAACCGTGCGGGCAAAACGATGGCAATGGCGGTGGTCTGTTTCCACCACGCCTTGTACAAACTGGGACTTCCAAACCCGAAATATGGTGATTCCCAGTCCCACCTTGCGTGGCTAGACTCTCCCTATGACTGGTTCCACATCGGTATCCAGCAGGAGACCGCAGAGCTAGTCTTCCGAGAAATTGAGACCATCCTCACTGGCCAGCACCCCGCCCAAAAAGGTCGTGGTTGCCCGATGGTCAAGGAACTTGGTAAGATCGTAGAGACCACCAAGAAGTATCGCGGTGAGTATCCGTGGATCAAGTTCAACCCTATCGTGGGCGGAGCGAGCATCCACTTCCGAACTACACAGGATCGAGCCAAGGCTCTCCTTGGTAAGGACATGAACGGCATCTCGTTTGACGAGGCAGCGTTTGAGCCGCACTTGCTGATGATCTACCAAGAGGTGCTCAACCTCCGACGACTCTCCACTGGCGGACCACTCCACTTCATTGGAACGCCGACTGAGGGGTTCAACGAATACGCGGACCTGTGGGAGAAGGGGAACCCCGACAACCCAGCCCGCGACGACAAGTTCATCTCGTTCCGATTGTCCACTCGTGATAACATTGGGTACGGGTTAACCCAGGAGAACTTTGATGACGTTGTTCGGCAGCAAGCCGAGTACCTCATCCCCCAGAACATTGACGGATTCTTCATTGAGGCTAGGGACGCATTCTTCTGGTCCCAGTCCATTCAGGCAGTATTCAAATCAGGAGTCGCAGAGTTAGGCCCGACACGTCACCATAAGTATGTCCAGGGTGTAGACCCAGGGATTTCACATGACGCAACGTGGGCGATTACACTCGACATCACTGACAGAAAACTCCTTCGCGGCACGCGGATTAGAAAGCGTGGCGGCAAGCAGAGCATCTCTGCCGTCGTGAACATGGTCCGCGAAGGACATCTCCTCTACCAGCAAGACGGTGCGTACTGCACCACCATCGTCGATTCCACAGGACTCGGTGGACGACTATTCCAACAGGAGTTTAGCATCATCCGCCCGCTCCGAGGGTTTGACTTCGGTGGCACTAAGGCGAAGAAGGTGGAACTCCTTAATGACTTGAAGGCGGTCCTAGACAAGGGACAAATCGAACTGCCAACTGGCGGTGCGTGGGATGAGATGCGAAGGCAACTCCTCACCTACAAATTGGATGATAAGAAGCTGGAGCAAGATGCAGTGATGGCACTGGCCATTGCTGTGCGACACGCTTTGCGAAACCCAGAGAAGCCCGTGAACGATCCAGTGTTCACATATTTTGGAGTGAGTGACTGATGGCCGACAAGGTACGAAAGATCCCCGCAGCGTTCGAAGGAACGCGGGCGATTCCAGCGCAGTACACGACTGACCCTGATATCGCCACGCCTGAGCAGATTGCCTCTATTGGCTCTGCCACCGAGAAGGCTCGTAAACTAGCAAAGGGTCAGCGTATCGTTGCGGCTGCTGCTGGCGGCAAGCCAATTGCCACCGCCCCAGTATTCACCAACATTACCGTCAACAAGCAAGGTTCTGTCAAGGGTCAGGCAAACCGACCAATCGCTGGCGGTGCTGGCATTGGCATCAACGACCCATCCATCACGACACGAAACCGCGCCTCTTCCCGCATCAAGCCGAACTTCGAGAAGCTCACCCTTGGCGAACAGGCTTCCGTCAAGATGTCCGAGACCTCACTCAACGGGCAGGGCATTGACCCAAGCAAGGACGAAGCGCACCTTCTTCTTCAGGAGATCCTTGGTCGCAAGCAGTTGGTTGAGCCAGAGCAGAACCGCCTGCGCTCGCTCTTCCGCCGCATGGATAACCTCTATCACCCAGAGACCATCACCCTTGGCGGTGCTGACCATTGGGCAGATGATCCAAGCGCACGGCTTGCTGGTCGAGCACACGTCTCGGTCAACATCCACCACGCCTATGTCCAGATCCCAGCCTCCATCCAGGCTGTGCGACCAGTCGTCAACTATGTTGCCACTGGACCAACCCCCGAAGAGCGCGATGCCGCGCAACTGCGCGAGCGACTCTATTTCCGCTGGTGGGATGCCAACGAGATGGACTTGCTCCACGAGCACGCTGCGCTTCTCAAGGAACTTTATGGCCACACGGCGGCAAAAGTGTACTGGGATCCAGTTGCCGAACTGCCAAAAATCAGCGTCATTGAACGACCAGAGAACCTTTACCTTGGGTTCGGCGATAGCGACTTCAATCGCCTAGACTGGGCGCTCTACTGCTACGGTATGTCTCCGCAGTCAGTCCAAGAGGACTACGGCGTTGAGGTCATCCCTGTCAAGCAGGGCGACAAGTATTTCCCATACACCACCCGTGGCACACACGATGACCCAATCGGCAACGTGTGGTCCAACACCTTTGAGCGCAATCCGCTCCGCCGCGAGACTGCCTACGAGCAGATGCAGGTCGAGGTCTACGACTACTGGTACAAGGTGCCAACCAAGCCAGGTAAGGCTCCGCTCGTGTACAACGCAATCTTTGTCGGCAACTCGCTGGTAAAGAACGACGCGCACCCAGAGTATCAGGGACAGATCCCGTATGTCCACCTACCAAACGGCAAGATTCCTGGTAGCCCATACGGTAAGCCAGCACTCTACGATGCCGAGCAACTGCTCCGCGAGAAGGACGAGCGAGTCACCGCCATGGCGCAGATGATTCAGTCCATCGTCGGTGGGCAGATGTGGCAGCTCGTTGGACCAGAGGCTCCTGATGAGGTACCGCCAAACGCGCTACCAAAGCCAGGCCGAGTCGCCACCCCTGGACCTGGCAACGAACTCCGTGCCATCCAGCCGTTCATCCCTTCGTTCCAAATTGAGCAGTACATCGGTCGTATCGACCGAGAACTTGCTGTTGCAACTGGATTGAATGACCTGCTCCTTGGTCTCGCACCAGCGCAGGTACTTGGTTCCTCACGGGCCATCGCCGCGCTCATCGCTAACTACGAAGCACGCCTTGCCCCTAAGCGCAAGGTGTTCTACCAGTGGATGCGACAGGTATGGGAGATGTGCGCCCGCATCTGGGAGATCAAGAACCCAGCCGTTGCCGAGATCATTGGCGGTCAGTACCGCATTGACATCGTTGCGCCAGAACTGACGCCGCGAGACACGCTGGAACTTGCCAGTACCGCGATCAACCTTGTCCAGAACCGACTGTGGAGCGCCGAGCGTGCCATGGATCGAGTGGGCGTGGAAGATCCGATTGGCGAGAAGGATCTCATCCGTGATGAGCAGACTGATGCCACACTGAACCCTGCCGCCGTCGCCACGATGTCGCAGGTCATGCAGCAGATGGCCATGATGCAGCAACAGCAGGCGATGATGTCGCAAGAGCAAGCTGCGAATGCCCAGCGAACGCTCCAACAGGGCGTTCCTGGGAGCCAGTCGCTAAACCAGCCAGAGAACCAGGCGCAGTTGCCGCCTGAAGCCATGCCAGAAAACGCCGCAGCGCCAGGGGAAGAGAACCTTGTCCCAGCGCCGACTGGCACCAATGAGGTACCTGCATAATGGCACGACGAGGACGATTCACAAGCCCGAATTCGGGCGGACAGAACCTTACCGCGCTGATTACCAGCCTTCTGCGTGAGCGAAAAAACGCAGAGGAGCAGGCACTTCTCGATGCCTACCGAACTGGGACTGCCTATAATGGCGTTGTCCCAACGGCGGCTGACATTCAGTCGTTCTATGACCAGTGGGCTTCGGCATCTGGCTACGCCCCAGGTTCGCTTGAGTATCAGGCAATCTTCCAGAAGAAGTCTGACCTCAATAACTATGACTTGAAGAAGCAGTTCAATGCGTTGATCTCGACCTTCAATACGACTGACGGCTCAAACTATCAGGAGATCATTGACTTCCTTGGTAATGAGGCTCAGACATCCACTGATTCCAACGACATTGCGGATTACGCAAACTCCATTGAGACGACCACAAGCGCCTACCTGAAGTATCAGGGCCAGCGTCTCGTCCGTGGCGAACTGACCGCAGCCGAGTATCAGAAGATTACCTTAGAGTCGCTCAAGGTTCTTGATCCTGGGAGCGTTGCCTACACCAATGCGGTGTATGACGCATTCCAGTACGAGTGGAACGCAGAGGCAAACAAGTGGTCTAACCGCGTCAAGGCTGGAACCGCAACCAACGCGCAGTTCCGTGCGTGGGCGAACTCCTTCAAGAACCGACTGGTGCAGTCTGGTATCTCCAAGGACAGCGACCTCTACACGTCCGTTGGTGCAAGCATTAGCCAAGCAAGCATTGCCGTTGGCGATAGCCCAACCAGTACTCGACTGAACAAGACCCTTGGAGACCTTAATAACGTCTTCGCCCTAGCGCAGGCTGTTATCGGCGGCGTTGAGGTTAGCGTTGAAGACATCATGCCAGATCCAAAAGATGTACTGGATAAGCTCTCCAAGAACCCAGATCTCATGGGTCTGTACGCTGACTGGATTGACGATAATCCGTCATCTATCGGACCGACGCTTACCGCCCTTGGAATCACTGACGGGGCAAGTTTCCGACAGTGGTTTGATGGCGCACTGAAGAGTGGACTTACCGACGCTCAGGCTGTGACGGCTGCTGGTGGAAATGCCAACTGGGATGACTGGACTGCTGCCGCGACAACGAACGGCGCACTCACAACCTTTGACGAGTTTGCCGTTACGAGCAGCAAGCACGCACGAGATGTCTCTGCCGCCAATGGGGACGACTCACTCATCTCAAGTTCCTTGCTGGTGAAAAGTCATACTACGGAGATAGACCATCCATTGACGGGTTGTACGAACAGCAGTTCGCTGTCGTGCAAAATGAACTCAATGCAATGAATGGGGGCCATAAGGACGGGTCTCTCACACTTACTGGCGCACTCAATGGCGGCGAGCCAACCTGGACTAATATTAGTGTAACGGTTGACAACGCTAAGGCGTTGCGAACTGGTGCCGCTGTCAAGGTGTGGAATAAGGAGACTGGTTCCTTCACCACTGAGCCACCACGCGCAACTGGGGTGAAAGAAGGCTCGTATCAGTACGTCAGTTTCACCGTTCTTCCAGACGGAACAAAGGTTCCATCAGTCATTTCGGTGACTGGAAAGAAGATTGTTAATACCAGCGGAAACGATAACGGTTTCATCTACGAGCTTCCCAATGGGAAGACCTATGCCACAGACATTCAGGGCAATGCCTATGAGGTCACTGGCGCAGTTCCAGTGGCACGAGAAGGATATGCTGTTGATGACTTCGCCAATATTGGCACAAAGATTGATACCGTTCCGCTCATTGATACAACGTCGCTGATCCGTCAGGGCGTAAACCTTGGGGAGTTCAATCCAGAGGATCCAGAGGCTCGCCGTGCAGCCATAAGAGAATTTAGCGTAGACGCTGCTGATCTTGACACTGCTGCTGCCCTTGCCCTTGAAGTTGCTGCTGGTCTTGACCCAACTGCCAGAACGCAGATTGAGACAGAGGCTGGAAAACTTACTGCTGATTCAGTAAACATCCGCGCCACGCAACTTGAGTCTCCTGCTGCTGGTTCAGATCAGCTTGCCCAGGCTGCTGCGCTTCGCGGCAAGCCAGAAGGTGCACAATACGAGACCTTTGTCAAGCCGAATATGGACAAGTACGAAGAGGTCTCCAAGGGTCTCTTCCGACTCAAGGACACTGGGGCGCAAAGAAACGCCGCAGAGCAGAACAAGTACATGGCAATGGGCGGTCAGGTTGGCAATCGATTTGATGCCGCTGGCCTTTCAAATCTCCCACAAGTCGTTGACCTTCGCCCAGAATGGGTGAAGTCTAGCGACAAAGAGCGGGATGTGAATTACGCAGAACGCATCTTTGCTGGATATGGCGTTGCATCAAGTCAAGCCCCGTCGGATAACTTCTTCCGAAATATGCCGACGACCAAGAAGCAGCAGTATGGCGCTCTGCCGCCTGCTCTTCCACCAGCGGCCATGGCTCCGTCGGTAGTTGTTCCACCAACGCCTAAGCCACGAACACCAGACCTGATTGCGCCTACTGCTCCAGTTGCTCCAGTGGCACCGCCACCACCGCAAGCAGTGCTTCCGCCATATCGTGGCGGCGGCGTTAGGAAGTTGTAATGCCGAGCATCTTTGACAAACCTTCGGCAAAGACTGGGACGACGCAACTTGCCTCTATTGCCCCATCTGGAAGTTCTGCAAAAGCAGTGCAGAGCGCAGGTCGAATTCAGGTAAGTATTGCCGATCCATCAACTTCTATCCAGAAGTCCGTTGGCGATATCAATGCTGGGTTCATTGGCGTTGGTAAGGGGCTTGTGTCCGTTGCAGAAAATCTTCCAATTGTTGGTGGAATTACCAAGCCTCTTATTGGGTTTGTTGGCTCCATTGCCGATGCAACGATTGGTCGTGGCGTAAGCGCACTGGAGGGAATCCGCATCGGTGACTCTAACCTTGCCCAGGCGTCAGTCAATGCCTTGGAGTTTGTCGGTCAGCCACTTGGTTGGGGACTTGATGTTATCTCTGCTCCTGGACGATTTGTTGAGCAGAAGACTGCTGAGGCCAGAATCCGCAACACTCAGACTGGCAAGCAGGATCTTGTGAGCGCACTCTTTGGAGCAGCTCCGAAAGATGTGATGGCGATGGTGCAGGGCGGTGCTTCTCTTGAGCAGGCAGCCGAGCACCTTTCCACCACCAATGCTGGATATAGTGAGAACGGTCTTGCAAATCTTGGCTGGTCGCTTCTACTTGACCCAATCAACGTTATTGCTCCTGGTGTTGGCTATGCTGCCAAGATGGGCAAACAGGCTTCAGTCTTTGCTCGCATTGCGGATCGAGCCGCCCTTGAGGGAATCACTGACACTGCTCAGATTGCCGAAGCGCAAACATTCCTTGGGAAATGGGGATGGGCTGGGAAGGTCCACGACGCTACGGTAAAGACGCTATCGTGGCGACCGCAAATGTTTACTTCTACGCTGGCAAAAGAGGTTGTTGCAGCAACTCCAAACGTGTACAACATGAAGACGTTTGGAGGATTTATGGATGATGTTGCTGCCGCTGGTGGTGTGGATGTTGCCGACCGACTTCTAAAGAACTTTTCCGTAACGTCAATGAACGCGGTGAAGTCTGGTGCCGTTCGTGCCGTAACCGCAATTCGACGTTCTGGATCAGAAGACCTTGCCAATACTATTGTCCACCGATTCTGGGATGACCTGAGCAAGGGCAAGAGCGTAGATGAGGTGCTTGCCACCCAAGTCTATGGCGATGGGGATATGGCTTCTCTGCTCAAGCGTATCGGTCTTGAGGATGCAGACATTGCAACGATTTCTTCAAAGATCCAAGAAAAAGTTGGAGTCAATCGACTGGATGAGTTGGTCAAGGACAATGAGATCCGATCCATTGTAAATTCACTTGCCAGCAGGCACGCCAACTGGACCGTTGCTAATAAAGGCGCATCTATGAAGATGGTTGCCGATGTTCGTGTTGCGGCAGACTCTCGATTGGCCGCCGAAGAGATGACCCGCGTCCTTTTTGAGGCAAAGAACGATGTAGTTGCCCTTGCCGCAGATCCAGTTCTTGGTGTTCAGGAGTTGACTAAATATATTATTAACGGCGGTGGTCTTTCCCCAGAGCTGGCTCTTGCTGTTGCCCAGCGACAGTTTGCCAAGCACGCTGGCGATACTCGTGCATTGACAGATATCCTTGCTATTGCTCGTGGTGCAAACTTCGGTCAGGCAGCTCGCAAGTTAGCTGCCGTTCGCAGCCTCTTCCCGAAGGGTGACCCGTTTTCCAAGTTGACCATCACCTCACAGCGCAGCCTAACAAGGGCAGAAGCTGAGGCGACAATCAAGCGCGTTGATGGTCTGAAAGCGCAGTTGAATCAAGCCATTAAGGAAGGCGATACCGCTACACAGAAGGCGGTAAAGGTTGAACTCAAATCAGAGTCCGACCGATTGGTTCAGGGGTACGATGAGTTTG